GTAACATGTAACTTGGCTAGTTGCCGACGAATATCGCAAACACTGGTGTTACATCCCTCCCACACAGCTGGAGAGTAGTACCTAGCCAAGAAGTTGACACCCGGATGCCCACGCAAGATAGTTTCACACTCGAGCACCTGGCCCAAGTCTTTCGCTGTCTTCTCGTAAACGACCGGATCAACATCAGCTGTACCACCATCATCACCACCATATATACCCAACATTTCCCAGGCTTCCTCAGGAGAATAGCCCATACGACGTAGGGTACAGAAAGCTATAAAACAATTGTCCATAGAGTTAAAATCGGCAGTCTCTGAACTGCCTGACAACCTAGTCCAATCCGTTTCATAGCTAACACCCGTCGGCGTATAGCCCTTCTGGTTGTGTTGCGTCGCCATAAGCTCAAGCATCTCCTGATGATATTGTTGCTCAAAGTGACGTAACATAGCCAACTTTTCTAACTCCCTGAACACTTTAGCCAACCGCCCATCAAACCTAGACAAATCTGTAGCAGAAAATGATTTCTTCGCCCTCATACATATTGCAGCCATCCTATTGGCAACCTCCAAAGGTGTCTTACCAAAGGCATACCAACCTGTAGCACGCAACACTTTAGTAAAATTATACAAATACTTTGAGTAATTCATCTTATTGACGGGTGGAATCTGACTAATCATTCGGGGATCAGTAGGTTTCCCATAAGCCTCTTTCTTAATGAAAGCACTAACTGGCGCCTCGGAAGTAACGAGCGTTGATGTGCCAGCGAGGTTAAGGATTGCGCGCTGAGAAGGTCTATCCTGCTTCTCATACACTTTATCCATATCCTCCGGCACACCGGTATTTGGCTCAGGAATCAAAATTTCAACAAATTCCTGCATATACCTCAACAACTCAGGTGTTAAATCAACATCAGATTTAACAGAATTGATACGACCATCGACAGCAGCCTGCTCATTAGACTTACAAATGTCGGGAGTATAGCAGCCCAGCATCAATGGCGCCATAAAAGGTACCATCGTGCGCTTGAGATCTGGC